AAAGATAAAGATAGGTTATCAAGATGTGTCCGTGGAGCGTGATACAACAACCTTTCAAAAACAATCAGATGCCTACGGCGAATATGACCATAGGAAGAACACAATTAGCATTCAAGAGGGGTTATCCCCTCTCGATGAAGCAAATACCCTACTCCATGAAATAATGCACGGAGTAGCTTATATAAGCTCTTTAACACAAACCGGGGAGCCACTCGATACAGAGAATAAGGAGGAAATGGTAATTAACACCATGACCAATGGTTTGGCACAAGTCTTTAGGGATAATAAATGGTTATTACCCTATTTTATTAAAAAATTTAAGTAAGGAGAAAATATGAAATCTAGTAGTAATAAATTAAGTAGCCCTATAGCTATTTATAGTCAATATGAACACAAAGATAGTCAAATGCAAGAGACTATTTTGTACACAGAAGATCAAGTTATGCAGTATTTAGAAGATATTATGAATAAGAAAAAATTTTTAGGGCATAATTGTAATGATTTTGATTCTGAAGAATCAATTATATGGCATGTATCGTATGATCATGATGCAGACGAAGATGCTAGACATTTTACAGATGATGTGTTTAATGCTGTTCTTGGTTTTAATGAAGGTAAGGACCGAGTAAGCAAACAAGAAATCTTAAATAAAATAAGACAAATGAAGGAGAGTTCCAATGAATATGGAAAGATTACTAAAATCAGTAAGAGAGCATGAGGGCTACAGAAATAAGGTATACCTAGATACCCTAGGTAAGAGAACAGTGGGCGTAGGGCATCTCTGCGTCGAAGATTTTTGGGAGGACGATAAGGAATACGAAGAGAAATTCCTCATGACAATCCTAGAACATGATTTAGAAACCGCTATAAAAGGCGCTGAGAGGCTTTGTAGCAACTGCCCTGATATAGATGACCTAGCAAAAGAGATCATTATAGAGATGGTATTTCAACTAGGAGAAACAGGTGTAAGCAAGTTTAAGAACATGTGGAAAGCATTAGAACAAAGTCCCCCGGAATATTCTGTGGCGGCGAGCGAAATGTTAGACTCACGTTGGGCAAAACAAACTCCAAATAGAGCGCAAGGTATGAGTGCGCAAATGGCAGGCATTGGCTAGACACGTTTGGCAGTGGTTTTGGGACTACGACTACCTTGGTAATAAATACAAGGCAATATATTTTGGTCCAAGACTAGACTGGATGAAACTTTTTAGGAAAAAAAATAAAAAGAAATGAATATTCTCATACTTACAGGATTAGTTGTCATTATTGTTATACTAGCTTTCATCGCTTTGATGATTTATGCCATTGGAGAAAAATTATCTAAAAAATAACTTGATCCCATATAACGTTTAGGTGTATAGCTAGAAGCTTACCCCCAAAACAAAGGAGATTATATGACGGTAGAGGAATTGAAGGATGTTATTGTATATTTACAAGGCAAAATAGAAGAATTAGAAAAAAGAAAAATGTGTGAATGTGCAGAAGAACCTCCCGAAAAGACTAATCCTACCGTGACGTATAAAGCAACACCAAGAGAAGTATTTGTGACTAATTATGATGAAGATGAGGAGTGTATATCTTGCTCCGCGTAAAGGGTAAAAATGGTAGAAACAGTTAATATACCGGCAGATAGATTTAGTTTAATATCCGGATTTGATAGACCGGGCGCAGTAGATACAAGCAAACTAACGCTTGGTGATCCTTATGTAAAATTTACCGCGTCGGACGGGAAAGACTACTACACTAGAAATTTTAATCACAGCAATTTACTTCCAACCAAAATGTATCTTTCAACGTTTGGTACATACATAACAGATAAAACAGGTGAAAAGTTTTTGATGCCGATAATAGAAAAAACAGCGGTAGATAAAGGAATATTAGTAGGGCATGTAGACGGACACCTAGAAGCTGATGAAAAAGGAAGAAATAAACTTCACGTTAACAAAGTTGAAATAAGCTACAATCCGGAAAAGAAAAAAATAACCCCTTATGGGGCAACTTTTGCTTCGGGCAAGGAAGGACAGGGTCTTAAAACTAACATAGGTAGAAGTCTTTTAACACAAGTAGTAGCTAAACTTCCTTTTATTGATGATGTCGGTGGATTTAGAATATCTGGTGCAAGAGATATTGCGGCTAAAGAAAGAGTAAAAGCGGGGGGATCTGGAGAAACAAAATCAATGGATGCAAGAGTAGGAACAAACGTGATAAATAGAATTAAACAAGGACTTGCTAAAACAGGAATTATAGATGGATTTTTTACTCAAGCAGATATTACAAAAGAAAAAGTTGCAGATTATCTTAAAAAAAATAACACAGCCGTTGCGGGTGTAGCACTTTCTGGAAATGATCCAATGCAAAATTTAGGGGTAAAAGGTATGGGTAGCCCAACAGATGACGCGGCAAACTACTACTTGGCTTTAGCTGAAGGAGGATTTGTTGATGCTGACGTATTTGGAGATATGATTGATTTTATTGAAATAAAATCTTCTCCGCGAAGTGGTTTAATGAATATAGATCAGTTAACAAGACCTTTATGATTGGACTAGCTACCTCTTCTTACGTACCTTCAAACGAAGTCTTATTCTACGCCTGTTGCGCCTTTTACTTGAGCCTATTTTTCGTCGGCCTTTGTGCCTTTTTCTTTTAAGATCGGCTTTGCCCATTTCTATCTTGATCCCATTGTTGGACACGACCGCGCCAATAATCTTGTTCTTTACGCTCTAGTTGTTCCCATCTGGCTTTTCTAAAACCTTCTTTATCAAATCTGTATCTGAGGTTTTTTGCCCTCTTATCGTATTTAGTTTCATCAGACATTAACGCCTTTCATTGGATTTTCCATTGAAAAATGTACGTTAAATGCCATTGAACGTCTCTCCCCCTCACAACGAAAAGGATAGACTTGGTGTGCTAACCAACTAGGGAATAAATAAAAATCTCCCACTTCTGGTTTTACAAGAAAACTATGACGGGCAAAATGATTTGGTATTGAACCAATAAATTCTAGACAGCCAGCAGTTGGATGATGATCTTCTTTTTTGTATTCTTCATCAAATTTGGGAGGAATTTTTAGAAAACAAACACCCGATAGATTGGAATCATGGATATGAATCGGATTGAAATCACCCGCAACTTGACTGACTGCCCAAACACGAAACGATACTTTTGTCCCTTCTGGGAGATAGTCGGGCAAAACTTGTTTCGCGTATTCTTGCGACACAGTCGCAAGAAACTCTGGTAATCCTTTAATTTTCATGTGATCTATACTAATCTCTTTCTTTACATTCCCGGCAAGGTTGTGAGACCAATCTCTCTCTTTACTTAGCTTCTCATCATTTAAAATTTTATCTGCGTGTTCATTAACCGAGTCTAAATAAACTTGTGGTAGTTTTGTTTTAAGGATACTTGGTCCAAAAGGTTGGTAAATATCAAAAGATACTTGTTCTTCTTTAGCCATCAAAATTCTCCGGGTTTTTAAAATCTTTTTCGTGTTGCTCCCACAAACGGCGACCTTGACCATAAGAATATTCCCATTCGGGAATTGTAAATTCTTTTGTGGTCCCGTCTGTATAGGACACAATCACTTTATCTTGTACTTTTCTTACTGCACTAATTATTAGCTGTTTTTTCATTAGGTTTCGCGATCGGTTCTGAAAAGTAAACTTCTCTTATATTTTTGATAGCTTCTTTTAATTCCACTTTCTTTAACATAATATTTTTTAACTCCTCTATATGATCTGCATGATCATGATCTTTACTCGTAATGTAAGCCGGTGCATTTGTTAAAAGCACTTCTTTAGCTTCAACTTCGGATAACTCTCCATTTAATTTACTCAAAACTGCTGTGTACAAAGCTGTTTTAATTCTTTTTTCACTGCTGTCCGACATGTTTATCTTCTCCATTTTTTAATGTGGGTTTGTCTTGTTCTTTATCAACTAAATAACGTATAAACGAAGCCATCGACATATAATTTTTTTCCGCTATGGGCTTGGCTCGTTGATAGGTATCTATGCTGATGGCAACAGATTTATATTTTTTGACATCCGTCATTTCTTTCTCCTATTCATATATTGTATGTTTATTCATACGACCCCATACATATGGGATTTTAACAAATTGTCAAGGAAATTATGTCTTTTTATTATTTTTGTAGTAGTCCCATATTTCTTTTGATTTAAAAATTTGAGGGTATTTCTCAAATAAACCAAGCGTCACTGCTAATAACTTTTTAGTATATTCTGGGTCCACAGCGTAATTGTCTAGTGTCTCAATTAATTCAAATATATTTACATTATCTGACATGTATTGTTTTACACGAAGGTCCCTATATTCTTTAAATGCGCTAGAATTATTAAGTAAAGCAATATAATCAGAAACACTTTCACATTTGTTGCCATATACTTTTAACATTATATCACTATTTAATGATTTTATGTGCGGTTCTGTTTCGTCTGTTTCAATAATACCATAAAAATTATTTGCTTCTTTTGCAAATCTAGAACGTCCCCAATCAGATTCTAGTATAGCTTGTGCTACGCTAATAGCTACAACAACTCTTTCTGTTGGAGGTATAAAAGCATTATTTAATACTGTGCATTCTGCAACACCTTGTACAAAATGATCGCGTGGATTAATTTCATAATTAAAATCAAATCCATTTAGTAAAGGGTTACATATCACGAGTAATGTGGCGCATAGTTCTTTAAACATCGTCGTCCTTTTCTATAAACTCGTACTCAACCTTTAATCTTACCTGTTCCGGTGTCCTTTGTCGATGTATTTTTGTACCGGGTTTCCAAGTTTGACGGTATGATACTGTTTTTACGTCAATTTTTCTTATTTCACCGGTCTCTTGATGCACTAAAACCATATCAATTGGGCCGGCTCCCGATACATTTTTAAATACCATGTATCCTTCTTTTAAAAATTTTATAACAGCTTTAAATTCGTTTACGTCACCTATTACTTTTTTTTGATCTCGCCCCATGATGGTCCTATTTCTGCATCAACTTTTAATGGAACTTTTAACTGTACTGTATTCTCCATTACTTCCTTGATCCGTGTTGCCTGTTCCTTGCTCTCAATAGAACAGTTTAACTCATCGTGCACCTGTATATGCGAAATGATACCCTCTTCGTATAGGTCTACCATCGCTTTTTTCGTCATGTCAGCACTTGATCCCTGTATTAATCTATTAAGCGCTTTATAAGTCCATGCTCTTTTCAAGTCACGTCCATACTCTTTCTCTGCTTCCCATAATGGCAATGCTTTATGAATACCAAAGGCGCGTGGTTCCCATAATTCAAATCTACATTTACGACCAAGCAGTGTACGTAAGAAACCTACGTTCTCTGCTTTCCGGGTAGCTTGTTCCATTAATTGTTTTACAAAAGGAACATTCGCATGAAACTTTGCGAATAAATCTTCTGTCTCATATCTATCTAAACCTAACTCGCTAGCTAGCTTACCTTTACCCATACCGTACATCATGCCAAGATTAATTGTCTTGGCAGTTCTACGGTCTATGCCCGCCATATCGGCAACGGCTTGATGGAAATCTGGATCTTCTGTTTTATAAGATTCGATAACCTCGTCGGCGCCTTTCAAACCGCCACCGGTAA